CTCCAATCCAGTACAAAGACCTGATGGCATATGTTGTAACCGCGAATAAAAGCGGATGTTGGCTGACAACGCCCAGCAACAATATTGTCGATTTAGGATATATTATGTACTGTTTCAAGCGGAAATACCCGACGAAACCCTTTTGGGAAATAGTCGCGGCTATCTTTTTGGGAGATGATCATATCTATAATGTAGCTAAAAGCTACGACATGACCCCATTAGAAATTTCCGTTTATATGAAAGAGATTGGACAGGAGTACACTTCGGCATTCAAGAATGAAGAACTCAAGGATGAGTATTCAAGTTTCGCCGAAACTACCTTCCTAGGCGCAATTCCTAGAAAAAACTATCGTGACGTATGGACTGGTGCTCTAAGAAAAAGCACACTTGAATCCACTCCAATGTGGACCCGAGATAGTAATCTAACGTTGGACCAAAAAATCCAACAGATGATTGAGTGTGCAAGTCAGTGGGACCGAGAATATTTCAACAAGTATACCGCTCAATTGAAAGCTGCATATTTAGCAGCCGGAAGAGAGTGGAACTTAGAGACTAATTACTCAGTACTACACCATACAGTTACGAAACGAACCGCGGAATCAGGAGAAGACTTTGTTCTTAGGGGACAAGGACCGATAAAGGTCAATGCCAAAACGCAATTTAATACCGGTTTAACACAAGTGTTAACAGCCGAAGAAGCGACCCCTAGTGCAGAATCTGGTAATCTAGCTAGTCATCTAGCTATGAAATCTTGCTCCGCCGAGATTGCCAATTTTGATTATGGTACAGAATCTTACGTGAGAAGAACGGATTTTGCGTGGTCTACTTCTAGCACAGCAGGTACGGTATTGGCTACCTATAATGTGCCCTTTGATCTGATAACGTTAGGCAACACGGAAGTTATTCAGAATATTGGCTTTATGAACTACCTCTTCTGTCAACCGGAAGTCGAAGTTATGATTAGAGTTACAGGTACCCCCGTTATGCAGGGAGCTTTGGTGGCTTGGTTTCAGCCACTTGTTACGGCTACTCAAATAGCTTCAGCGGGCGCACCTTCAATATATCATTGGCCGACTATGGATCACATCTTCTTGATCCCAAACAATAATACAACACGCTCTTTACGAATTCCTTTTCGCTATTGGAGAACATTTCTCAACAACGCGAGAGGATTCAACAGTTCTGAAAATGCATCTATGGGCACTCTCAATATCGGGGTTTTCTCGCCTTTGACTGTCCTAAGTGCACCTAGTAGTGCAACTGTTACCATTTACACTAGGTTTAAAACTGATTTTAAGATCCCGCGACCTCGTACGGCGACGGGACAAGGAGCAACGTATTCGAGTATAAACAGCAATTATACGGTA